GCGGGGGATTTATTCCCCGCCTTCTTCCTCTTCTTCTATGATGAATTGAGATTGACATTCTAGGCAGAATGGCTTGCAGTTGTTGTAGGTCTTAAGACTTAGGCGAATCTTTTCACCGCACCCGCAAATTGCCACCTTGTTGTTTTTGTCGCGTCCCTTTGGCTTGGCGGTTTTCTCGTCGCTAGTTGCGAAGAGTTGCAAAGCGTTTGCAATCAAATCGTGGGCTTCTTGCCACATTTCAACGCAAGAATCGGGGACTTTGGTATCGGTCCAACCTTTGGACTTCACTTGCCCAATTTCAAGCCCGAAGATTTCTTCGGCTGTCTTCTTGAAAGTTTTGTTGTGATACCCGTCCCCGCTTGTCCCCTTGCGTCCCTCTTTCGTGTCCAAAGAGTGAGCCATTTCGTGGAGAAGAGTTCCAAGTGTGGCGCGGGCGCCTCTTTGGAATGATGAAGCACTCAAAAAGATTTCGTGGAATTGTTCCGATTCATTCTTCCAAGGTGTCCAAGGGGTGAAATGTCCGTGGACTTTTTCACTTCTTCCGATTGAGATTGTGGCGCGGGGTGCGCCTGTCTTTTCTTGGATTAAGGATTGAGCCTTTTCTAGTGCCTCCAAAACGGGGCTTAGATTCTCCCCTTTCGGGGCTTGGAATATGTCTTCCGCCTTTGTTGTCTTCTTTGTCTTTGTTGTTGCGTTCACTTTCTTTTCTCCTGTTCATTTGTGGGATTTCTCCCGTGTGCCCTAATCTTAAGTCCTAAGACCGAAAAAGCCAAGCATTTGGAAGATGAACAGTTGCTGAGTTATTCCTGAGAAAATCCTGAGAGCCTTCCACTCTGTCCGAACACTTGTTCAAATTTTTATTTATAGCCCCGCTAAGTTATCCACAGGTTATCCACAGGGGGATAGTCCCCCGTCAATTGATTTCAAGAAAGATAATTATTATTATGTTAAGTAACTAATTCCCTATATAAACTCTCAGGAAATGTCTAAGTCTAGACCTTTAGTAGAGGTTGAGGGTTACCAATGGGTAACATTTCAGGGGTTTTGACCCTAGGTTTATTAAATTCAGTCGCCATATATATTATATACTCACCCTAAAAATTCCTGTTATATTAGCCCCCATATATACTCTGAGCAGGACTTATGCCCCAAAGGGCAACTATTATAAAAATATATCCGAACTGAGTGTTCGGTTTAGGCATAAACTACAGGTTATCTATATATGTAATATATAATTATATATATAGAGCGAGCATCGCTCTTCGGCTCGCTCGCTTATATAATATATAAGTATTTATATTATATCAATTGCCATACTTATGCCGTTATTTTATTGGCGTTATTGGTGTTATATTTACCCTCTCCAGAGGGCGACTGGATAGGATGTTATGGGACGCAAAGCAGGAAAATTAGATATATCTAAGATAGAAGCCCAGGAGCGAGTACTACTCCAACTGGAACAAGGGTTGACAATTACGGCTGCTATGTCTACCGTTAATCGCAATGATACGACTTTCAGACAATGGGTGATGAACTCCCCTGAGTTCAAGGAACGCTCCGAGAAAGCCCGCCTCGTAGGTAAAGGTGTTAAGGCTGACCTCAAGGATATTAAAGAGATTTCCTATCCTGACTTCTGTGACCAGTTCCTAGACTCCAAACTCTTCCCCCACCAGTTGAACTGGCTAGACTTAATGGAAGGGCTACCCCCTAGGTGGAATCCACCAGGTATGACTTATGAGCCTGGCGAACCTGACCGAGTGTTAATTAACGTGCCACCTGAGCACGCCAAGTCCACCACGATTACTACAAACTTTGTTACATACAAAATTGTGACCAACCCCAATATGCGAGTCATCATCGTCTCCAAGACGCAAGGTATGGCTCGTAAGTTTCTTGGGGCAATTAAGACAAGACTTTCCCACCCAGCCTATACCAAACTCCAAGTCGCATTTGGACCTAATGGTGGCTACAAGGCAGATGCTACCCAATGGTCTGCCGATATGATTTATCTAGGTACTGGTAGAGACTCAGGCGAAAAAGACCCAACGGTCCAAGCCCTAGGCTTTGGCTCCCAGATTTACGGCGCAAGAGCCGACTTAATTATCCTAGACGATGTTGTGATGAACTCAAATGCCCACGAGTGGGAGAAGCAACTTGAATGGCTTCAGAAGGAAGTTATCACACGTCTGGGGCGGCACGGAAAACTAATTATCGTAGGAACCCGTGTCGCGCCCATTGACCTTTATAAGATGATACGCGAGCCTGGGCATTGGTCTGGTGGCGTATCGCCTTTTACTTACTGCGCTATGCCAGCAGTTTTAGAATTTGACGAAGACCCAGTTAACTGGAAAACGCTATGGGCAGAATCTGACCAACAAGAAAATGAAAAGGATGATGCTCTAGCAAATGGAAATTTTCCCAAGTGGGATGGACCTTCACTCTTTAAGCGCCGCTCTCAAGTCTCTCCATCAGTATGGGCTATGGTCTACCAGCAAGAAGATGTCCAGGAAGATTCAATTTTCTCACCTACCTGCGTTGCAGGTTCAGTCAATGGAATGCGTAAGCGTGGACCGCTCAAGCAAGGGGTTGTAGGTCATCCGAAAAGTACTGAAAATCTTTATACCGTTATCGGTCTTGACCCTGCTATGGCAGGGGCTACTGGTGCTGTGGTTGTTTCATACAATAGAACAGACGGAAGAATATACGTTCTAGATTGCATCAATATGACAGAACCTACCCCCGCTAAGATTCAAAGCCTTATTGAGGATTGGGTGGATAAGTACCGCCCACAGGAACTGCGTATTGAAATCAACGCCCACCAGAAGGCTTACGCCCTAGATGATAACTTACGAAACTTTTTAGCCTCATATGGTTGCCAGTTAAACTCACACTTTACTGGTAAGAACAAGTGGGACACATCTTTTGGTGTGGCATCTATGGCTACGCTTTTTGGCTCAGTCCGAGAAGGACGCTTCCAAGATAACAACATTATTGAATTGCCTTCTAATGAAGGCTCTGAAGGAATGAAGACCCTGGTACAGGAATTAATTACTTGGAAACCAGATACTAGAAACCCTACCGACTGTGTTATGGCTCTTTGGTTTGCGGTAATCCGTATCCGAGAACTAATGCAACAATCAAGTAGGGCAAGTCAATATCAATCAAATCGTTGGGCAACGAAAGCGCAGATGTCTTCTCGTGGCTCTATCAATTTAGACTCAGCCTTTGCCGAGCAATGGGCAGACCAATACGGATAGGAAAACAAAATGGATATAAACAAAGACATTAAAAATGCTGTACGCACCGTTGGTGGAATTGTAAAAGGCGGCGAAAAGTTTGTTAACAAAGTCTATCGCCAAATGGGTGACAACCTGAACGCAATTGCTGGCATTCCAAAGAAACCAACAAAGAAGCAAGTTAACTAATATGGCTGACAGGGTTACAGGTGGCATTACTGGTAAAGGTGGAAAAAATGTAGACCCTTTATACAATCAATCATTTCCACCAAAAATTCCTTCAATAAAAGCCCCTTCATTAAAAGATATTAAGTTTGGAATTATGGAACCAGAACTTCGCCCTGGAGGCAAGTTTAATCCAATTAAACCTAAAAACAATGTAGACCCACTTTTTGGTCGCGGTCCTGCAAGTATTAAAAAATAATTTTTCCCTTTAATCGTTAGGACAACAATGGCATTATCAGTTGAACAAATAGTAGCAAGGGTTGAATCTCTGCGCTACCGTAGTCACGAACGTGATGCCCGCAACCTTGACGTACTTGCTGTCCGTAAAGGAAAGATTGCTGAAGTTTATCCTAACTTTTTTCCAGAGGGCGTAGACGCTAACGTAGTAGCAAACTTTATTGACATTGTTGCCCGCGACCTCTCAGAGGTTATGGCTCCGCTTCCAGCGGTTAACTGTTCTGCAGCCAACCAAGTATCGGATAGAGCACGTACCTTCGCTGATAAGCGTACTCGTATTGCATCTAACTACTTCCAGCACTCGGATTTAGCAGTACATATGTACTCAGGTGCCGACTGGTATCTAACCTATGGTTTCGTCCCTTTCATTATTGAATTAGACGAAGAAGCAAAACTGCCACGTATTCGCATAGAAAATCCAATTGGGGCTTACCCAGAATTTGACCGCTATGGACGTTGTGTGGCATTTGCTAAGCGGTACTCTATGACACTTGGTGAACTGGTATCTCAGTTCCCAGAGTATGATAGACAACTTCTTGGAGAAGAAGGCTATAAGCAAGACCTTAATGCAACCATTGAAATGGTTCGTTATTACGATAAAGACCAATCTATAATCTATGTACCACGCAGAAGCAATTTGATTCTTTCTCAAGCGGCAAACCCACTTGGTAAGATGATGGTTGTTGTTGCACGTAAGCCATCTATTGATGGTGAAATGCGTGGACAGTTTGATGATGTACTTGGTATCCAATTGTTACGTAACCGATTTGCATTACTTGCTATGGAGGCAGCAGAGAAGTCTGTTCAGGCTCCTATTGTGCTTCCCCAAGATGTTCAGGAATTGCAGTTGGGTGGAGATGCGGTTATCCGTACAGCCAACCCAGCAGGTGTGCGCCGAGTAGAACTTACTTTGCCACAGGGTGCATTTACAGAACAAAATATTCTTAATCAAGAACTGCGTGTTGGTACACGCTACCCCGAATCACGTACTGGAAACATTGATGCTTCAATTGTTACAGGACAAGGTGTACAGGCTCTTATGGGAGCCTTTGATACACAGGTTAAATCTGCTCAAGCAATTTTTGCTGCAACCCTTCGTGATGTTATTAGCATATGCTTTGAAGTAGACGAAACTATTTATCCAGAAGAGAAGACCATTCGTGGTGTTGACTCTGGTTCACCTTACGAAATTACTTACAAGCCAACTAAAGACATCAAGAATGACTACTCAGCAGATGTCCGATATGGAATGCTTGCAGGGCTTAACCCAGCACAGGGACTTATCTTTATGCTACAGGCTTTAGGTGGCAAGTTAATCTCACGCGATATGGCGATGAGAGAACTACCATTTACTGTTAACGTAACACAAGAACTTGAGAAGATTGAAATTGAAGATATGCGAACCGCGTTACTTGGTTCACTTACTGCAATGACTCAAGCAATTCCACAGATGGCAACACAGGGACAAGACCCATCGGAGATAGTACGAAATATTGCTGCGGTTATCAAGGCACGTCAGAAGGGTCAAGCCCTAGAAGACGCTATTGAAGCCACGTTCGCTCCGCAGCAACCAGTTCCTTCTGCTGGGGCGCAATCTACGGTTGAGCAAACGTCCCCTGCTCCCGCTGCTGCCCCAGCAGGAGGCGCTATTCCACCAGAACAAGGTGCTACCCCCGCAGCCCAAACGCCACCACCAGACATTCAATCAATTCTTTCAAGCCTTACCTCATCGGGTAAAGGAAATGCAAGAGTAGTAACTAAGGGTTAACAAAGTAGGGGACAATGACAACACTAATTGGTATTGAGTACGAAGATAGTTGCGTCATTGTGGCTGATAGCCGCACCACAGATGATAGTGGATATATCTACACTCATCCAAGTGTAAAGAAAATTTCAGAAACAAATGGTTATCTTATTGCTGGCTCAGGTGAGGTTCTTCCTTGCGATGTAGCACAACATATATGGGAACCACCAATACCAGCCAAGGCTGATAAAAAAGATTTATTTCATTTTATGATTACAAAGGCTATGCCTTCTCTTCGTAAATGCTTATCATTAAATGGATTTAATTTTGATGAACCAAAGACAGAACAAAGATTTCAATTTCTTATTGCAGTTTGTGGTGAAGTATTTGATATTGACCACGAGTTAGCAGTTAGCAAAAATATTAGTGGAGTCTACGCAGCAGGTTCTGGTGCGCCTTATGCGCTAGGAGCGCTGCACGCAGGCGCGGATGCATACGAAGCAATAGAGATAGCAGCAAAACTTACAGCATTTACTGCTGGTCCGTATTACTCAAAGACTCAAATTAAACATTTTAAGTAGGGAGCATCGTGACTACTGCACCACAAGACAACCGAGGTGGTCTACGCCCAACGGCTTCACAAAATAATACTGGAGTTTCTGCAGTAGGTGGAGCAGGTTCAGCCGATGGGGTCCCAAATATTAATTATACTGGATTTGCTTACGGCGAAAATAAAGCAATTAATGAAAAAATTAACTCAGGTCTTCCTATGGGAAGCCCATCAACGACTCAAGCAGGGGTATCAGGTATGGACTTTAATACATTACTGTCAAACTCAGATAACCCATCAGAGCCAGTAACAGCGGGAGCACCAGTAGGTCCAGGACCAGGAAGAGAAGTCCTGCCTAAGTCACTTACTGGAGATGCTCGTGATACAGAAAACACTCAAATTGTAGCAAAATATATTCCTATGTTAATGGAAGCAGCAAAAATTCCAGATGCCCCTGACTCATACAAGCGATTTGTAAACAATCTGATTGAGCAGTTGCCACAAGGACAGATGTAATGCAGAAATGGGTACGCGGAACCCTATTTGATAACGTTGACCAGTTTGCTAACTCATTGGGTTATGAAAATGCTGGCATTGTTATGCAACTAGCAATGATTCCTTGGAATACTCCAGAGGACAGAGATGAATTTATCTTCGCTATTACTGGCGATACACCAAAGGGCGGAGGAAACTAGTGTCATTATGGAATAGTTTCCTGGATAACATTGCTAAGCCTGTAGCAAAAGCCTTTGTCGGTGGTGTGGAATATACTGCTGGAGCATTGGGCAGTATGATTGGTTCTCCATCTCAAGCAGTATCTCAAATGGTAATTCCTGCAGCAGTAAATATTGGAACATCAAAGATACTTTCTGAAAAAGGATTAACAGAGGCTGCTCAAGCGGGTATTAAAGCAAACTTGGCTTATGAAGTAAATCAGGCTGCGGTATCAAATGACTTAATGCTTAAGGCTGCTATTGCTGTTGAAGAAAAGGCTCTTTCTCCATATCTTTTCCGCCCCGTTTCTACGGTTGGATTGCTTACAGATATAAATTCACCGCTGTACTCTCCTGGAAAATATGAAAAAGGCTTTCAATTAAACGATATTGCTCGTGCTTACAAGCGCAGCGAAAAAGTATCTGAGTTTGTGGCACTTACGCAATCAGATTTAATGCCAGGTCTTAAGTCAGTATCTAACCTTGTATTCAAGGCTGGTGGAATTGAAGTAGATAAGATTGACCTTTGGGATGACCAGAACCTAAAAAAGAATTTTTCTGATAATATTGTTGGTAAATACTTTACTGGTTTCGGTGATTTTATAGTAAGCAACGCCGCTATTGCTGGAGCAGGAAAGTTAATATCAGTCGCTGCAAAGTCAGGCGCACGGGCTGCAGGTCTATCAACAAAGGGAAAGACTCTTCAGCAATACGAGAATGATATTAATGATGGACTTCAGTTTATCAATTCAGGTGGGATAAACGGAAGACAATCTACTGCTGCTGCTGAAATTAACCAACTTGCTGCAAGCAAAGACACAGCACTTATATCTGACTTTGTTGGACGCACTAGCAACAATGATAGACTTATCACTCTTATTCAAACAGCAGAAGACCCTGCCTTAATCAAAGATTATATCCTTGCAGATAAGGGATACCTTCCAGCACTTGACCGCCTTGCTCGCAAGAGTCCATCTGACCTAGCAGAATTAGCGGATTTCTCTGGATACATTCGCTCTAAGAATCTTCTTGATAATGAACTTTATCAACCAGATGGCGTTGCAGTAGACAAAATTCGTAATATGTTTGAAGACTCAATCAAAAAGAATCCAGAATATCAAGAAGTTTATGATGCTTTTATGTCGCCATCAGGTACGCCATTAGTACTTGGCAAAACAGGCGCGTTTCCGATGGAACCCATATTTGCTAAGAATATATTTGCAAAGGGACGCACGGGACTTAATGAACTTAAGGCTGCTGCAGCCACACGCGACTTTAGTAAAGTTGGATGGGTTGATGAGCGAATTCTTGGTACGCGCCGAGAAGGTGTGCTTATAAAATTAGTTCAATTTGCTGGAACAAGCAAGCCACTAGGATTTATTACATTCTCAGGTCCACGTCCATTTGATGGTCTTGTAGAATTAAACTCACAATTTGACGATTTGGCTCTTTTCAAAAATGGAAGAAATAAAATCCAAACTTCTGTTAATACATTTGAAAATGCAGCAGATTATCGCAACCGCTGGGTAGCAAGGTTTCTTGCTGCAAAAACAGATGGTGAGCGTCTTACTGTTCTAGAGGAACTTGATTCATCAATTGGTCACGATATTGCCCGTACATTGGGATATTGGGATACAGCAAAGATTAATCAATTGCAGTCTACTTTACGCACACGTATGTCAAAAAATCTTGATTCAATTTCCCGTAATGGTTATGGAATAGACTACGATGGCAAGGGTCTTATGGTTAATGCCAACACCCAACGCCAACTTGCTGAGTCTTTCCGTATGTCACCTTGGGCTACAATTGAAAAAGAATTAATGCGTAATGCTAAGAACAAAGATGTAGCAAAGGCTGAGAATGCTCTTGCAGCCCTAGATAACGTCTACGAGCAAATAACAAAGTACTGGACATTTGATGTTCTTGCTCGCCCACAGTATATTATTAAACAGTCATATCTTGAGCCTATCCTTAGCGCTGGACTTAGCCAAGGCTCAAAGTATATCTTTGACCAGATTCCATCAATGACTCGCAATGCTTTAGGCAACACGATGAATAGAGTTAAACAGCGCACAAGTCAGGTTGGTAACCGTGCCGAGGCAAAGGCTGTCAACAAGGCTGTTAAGGAAAAGGCTCAGACGCTAGACAAGGCTAATCAGATTCTTGATATGCTTCAGGCTGAAACTCAAAGATATATGACACCAGGGGCTGTAAGTCCTGCAATGGTTAGAGATAATCTTGGAGTCATAAAACGCGAACTTCGCTCTGCAGAAAGATTAGTTGACGAAATTGAATTAGATTTCCAAGATGCCGTAAAACCATTCGGTGGCAAGGAAGACATTCCAACAATTACTAGCCTACAACGCCGCATTGACTGGATTGAAAAAAATGCTCCAGCAAACTTTAAGGCTAAGAATGCTGCAGCAATAGCAAATGCAAAATCTAAAATTGGTGCAGCACGGGGCGAAATGAATACCCTTATGCCAGACGTTACAAACATTAATAAGATTTATGCTGATATGGAAAAAGTCTATAAACAAATTGACGATGTTATGGTCAATGAACTTAATGAGGCTCTATACAATCAGGCTAAGTTTCACGGACGTTCTGTAGATTTTAAAAAGCGTTCATATGGCAAAGGCACAGAATACCGTTCAATTGACAATGTTTATCGTCCAATTGAATCTTTGTTTGACGAGAATATGTTTGGTTCTGGTATGAAAGCAGAGTTTGAGAATGCTCGCACAACTGCACTCAACTATGTAGATGAACTAACAGTAGGAACTCGTCAGGATATTTTTCTCCGCCGAGGACCAAAGACTATTACAGATATTACCGACCCAATCTATTTTGAAGAACTAGCATTCATTGCAAACCGCACGCTACGCGGCGATGCTATGGTAACCCTAGCCTTTGAGGGTAGGACAGTTGATGATATTATCAAGTGGGCAGTTGAGACATCTGAAGGCAAGGCTTATATACGTCAGTTCGGTGACTATTCACCTGAGCAAGTTGTAAGTATTGTCAAGAACAGAGTCGGATTATTCAACCGCTACATTCCAGATGTACGTGCTCGTAAACTTATTCTTGAAAAAGAAGTTACATCGGTTGAACTTCAGAAGATTCTTACTGAAAACAAAACTGTTAAGTTGAGCGCACTACACCCTAATGATTTTGAGTATGACAAGATTGATGAGGCTGTTGGAGCCAAGGGGCTTGGTGCTATTGAGGCTGCAGCCGACAAGGCTATGGGCAAGATATGGCAGAAGTTGACTTCCCCAGAAAATCCAGTTCGCTGGGCATTTGCTGACAAAGTATTTAAGGATACTGTTGCCCGTAAGGCTAACATCCTTGCAGCGCAAGGTGTCAAGATTACAGATACTATGCTTATTGACCTTCGCACAGCAGCAACTCGTGAGGCGCTACAGGAAACAGAAAAGGTTTTCTATACAGTACGCCGCAAGAATCGCGGATTGTGGGCAGCGCGTACACTAGTGGCATTCCCAACTGCTACTGTTAACGCATTTTACCGATATGGTCGTTTAGCGATTAATAATCCTACACGCTTTGCAGGATTCCTTCATAACTATCAATCAATGTTTAGGTCATTTGGTGTAGACCAATATGGCAATGATGTTGAAGACCCAACAAAGGCTCAGTTCCTTATTCTTCCTGGAACAAAAGAACTAGGATTTATGGGTGGCAAGGGTATTCGTTTGAACGCACGTTCAATTGGATTCTTGCTTAACCTTCCATCTCTTTCATTCTTCTCAACAGTTCCTATTGGATACTTGATTAAGGCAAAGCCTTCACGAGAAGAAACAATGCAGCAGATAATGGGTCCAGCCTATGACTATTTATTCCCATATGGAGTTAATCAAGCACCATTAAGTGGCTTAACACCAACTTGGTTGATTAACTATGGTAGATACGTAACTGGCAATGAAAGCGACAAAGACTTCTTAGAGTCAGTTAAATCGGTTGCTAATTACCGTCACGCCATTGCCGAAATGGGCATTGCTCCTATGCCATCTATGGATGAGATACGCCAAGAGGCTAGGTCGCTCTATCTTCAAAAGGCTAACTGGCAATTTATGTCACTTGCTGGCGTTCCAGCCAGAGTTGACACAAAGCCTATGCAGTTACTTGAACAATATTACAACATACTTGTTAACAAATATCAGCAACAGGGAGCCACACGCGATGAGGCTGTAACCAAGGCTGGCGATGAATTTCTAGCAAATATCTCACCTAACTTTCCTTTAGACAGAATCACATATTCTGGCTCAAGTTCAAAGGTATTTGTTCCAGCAACAGCAAGCGCATATAAGAGAGTCTGGACAGAGAATGCAGACCTTATTAATAGCCTAACCTCTATTGATAAGACAGGAAAACTTATAGGTCTTATAACGTTAGACATTGATACAAGTAAAGAAGAAACAAGCCTATCTGTCTACAAGTTCCTTAAAGACCCTAAGACGAAACTGCCAAATGGTGTACTTCTTAACAATGTTGAACTTACTCCCGAACAAGAAGAAAAGCAACGTATGATTAATCGTACCTGGGATAAGTATACCAAGGTACGTGATGCTCTTGAGCAGGTCGCTATCACCAAGTATGGCAAAAAATCTTTACGTCAAGTTCCTGAATTGCAGTCTGCTCTTCGCAATTATGCTGATACAGAACTCAAGAAAGAGAATGAAGACTGGTGGCTTGAGAAGCAAGGTTCAGCCCTTGGTGCTGATAACGCATTCAAGTATGCCCGTGCATTAAGCGACATTGTTAATAATAAAGACTTTATGAAAAAGCACGGAGACTCGCCTCTATGGCAAGATGTAAAATCATTTACAACCATTAGAAATACAATTGTTGGATTATACAGAGGATTGCCTGACCGTGACCCACGCAAGGCAAAACTTAAAGAGTCCTATTTAAATGCAATTGATACAGCAATGACAACATTCCACCCAAAGTTGCAAGACTTACTCAAAAGATATTTTGAGGATGACAGTATGAAGGTGATTAAATAATGGCACTAACAGAAGAAGAATTAGCGGCAATTGTTGGGGCAATTGTTAAAGGTATGGGCAGTGGTTCATCTGGGAATTCTAACGTTACTGCAGCAGACTATGTAAAATTAACTTCAGTTTCCGCAAGAGAACTCTTAAAGCAATCCGCAATGGATGCTCAATATAATGGTAAATTCTCAGATGCTGACGTAGCAGCATTTATGAAAGATTTTAATGCTGAGTCTAATAGACAGATTGAGTCAGCCGTTAAGCAAGCACGAACCACAGTAGGTACAGGCGCTACAGCCGAAGATATTCAAAAGATAATTACTACAAGTTTCCCATCATTCTTTAAGCCAGCAGAGTTTGCCAAGAACTATGTATGGTCAAAGATTAACTTTAAGGATTCTGCAACTCTAGGTGGCAAGGCAGTTCTTGCTTTGCAACAGGCTAAAGAGATTGCAGCAGACTTTGACTTGTTTAATCTTTCTCCTGTGGAAATTGAAAAGGCTGCAAAAGATATTGCTATGGGTAATAAAACCTTAGACCAATATAAGGCTGAACTTACGGCTAAAGCAAAGATTGAATATCCAATATTTTCTGCTCGCTTTGATGCTACCCCAGGTGCTACAACTAAAGACTTTGCTTCACCTGTTATTAAGATGCTTTCAAAATACTGGGAAGTTGATGAGTCAACCATTGGAATGGACAATGAATTTGTGCAGAAGTGGACACGTGCGGGTGGACCAGATGGCAAACAACCAGCACCTACCTTGGCTGAATTAACTCAGATGGCAAAGAACCATCCGAATGCAGAAAAAACTAGTTGGGCAAACGAAGCAGCACGTCAGAGTGCAACTTCTCTTGCTCGTGCGTTAGGAGCGGGGTTCTGATATGCCAAAAGCGCCTATTGAAAAAGATGTAGCACCAGCACCAGATTTAGCGGGAATGCGTTATCAGGCACAAGCGCCTGTTGCTAAAGCGCCATCTGCAGGAATCGCACTTCCAGAATCATTTACTCCAGCCGTAAAAATGCCAACCCCAGCAGTACAGCCTGGACAGCCAGGATTTGTTGGACCAGTTGCGCCCGCTGCAACCGTTGTTCCACAAGCCCCAACTTGGAAAAAGGTTGGAACTGTAAACACATTACAGGGTCCAATTGATGTGGACGCTAATGGAATAGCACAAAATGGTTCTGTTCCAATTGCTGTAACTGACCCAACTAAACCTGCACAACCAGGGGCTGCATTTATTTGGAGTGGTAAAGAGTGGGTAAAACCACTTATGCCTCAAGACGGAAAGAATTATAGTTGGGATAACGACAAAGGCTGGAGCCTAATCAATGTAGTTCCAGGTCCAACTGGTGGGACAGTAACCACTCCTGAGCGTATGCTTGCATCAGATACTTTTAGAAATACCTTTGCCTTATCCTTTGGTGCAGAAGAAGCATCTAAGGCTTATGTAGGAAAACTATATCAACTAGTTTCTGGCTTCTATAAGACTGGCTCAACTGTTGATGAATCAATTAACTTTGCTGTACGCCAAGCCCGTGTAGATAAAACAATACCTGAATTTACCAAACGATTTGAAGGACTTTTTGCCCTTGATGATATGTTGGCTAAAGGCGAATTGCTGGACGTTCCAACTGTATCAGAGTTCATTGCCTCTGAAAATGAAGCAGCCACGCTATTGCGCGAGGCTGGTATGTCTGACCTTGCAACACCAGAATTTATCGGTGGCGTACTTGGTAAGAATAAATCAGTTGCCGAAATTGGAAGAATTCTTACCAATGCTTTCTACGCAATTGACAATGCACCTGCAGCAGTTAAAACTGTACTGGCAGAGAACTATCCAACAGCAACACGCTCTGGCTTAGCAGCAGCACTTATTGGTGGCGAAAAGGGTGCTGCTCAATTACAGAAAGAAATTTCTGGGTACAACATTGTCGCTGCTGCTCGTCAACAAGGAGTAACAACTGACCTTGCTAAAGGTATGGACCTTGCTGCCCAGGGTTACAACTATTCAACAGCGCTTACTGGCTATGGTCAAGTTGCAGCGGCAACTGCTGGATATAAAAAAATTCAAGAAATTGAAGGCGGTATTAATGTTAAAACGTCTGACGTTCAAAATGCTCTTCAAAAAGCAATCTTAGAAAAGAATTTTACCGAACAAGAAAAGTTAAGTCTAGCGGCTGAAAGAGAACAAAATAGATTTGCTGCTAAATCTGGAAACATAGGAAGCAAAGCATTCGCGTCCCAAGCACGCGGCGCTGGCTTGTACTAACAAATAGAATCCTGGCGGACCCACCAGCCCCGTCAGCGTAGAAGACTGGTAGTAAGAGCCAGGCTAGTTCCCCGACTAGAATCTGAGGCTTGCGATTCAAACGAATAGAAGGGTGGGTTGCTATGAGCAACAACTACTGGGATGAAGACGAAGACGA